GGAAAGGGAGGTAAAACCCTGCTCAGTAGCCCTAGCCATGCGGCTGGCGTTATCCATAGGCAACTCACCAGTAACAATCTTCATTGCTGTGGTGTCTGGAAACCCTGCCTCAATTAACCTTAGTAGGTTCCTGTAAGCTTCAGGAGCAAGATCAATAGCTGCCCTACCTAAGTCTAACAAACCCTTTGCTATTGCCATTAAAACGCCTCCATTAAGCCTTGCACACCCTTCTTACCGTACTTATAACCAAGTGCTGCTGCTGGTATAGCCGCTTCTGAAGCACCTAAAATGGAGTTAAGCCAACCTTCAGCAGTGTTACCAGCAGCTTTTTGTTGTGCGCCTAGCTTCAAAGCATCAACAGTGCCTACACCAGTAAAGTCCAGTACGCCACCAAGCACCCTAGCCATTTCTTGTTGCTGCCTGCTTGAGTCATCACCGTACCGTAGATTAGACAGGTAATTACCTAGCTGCTCTGAGTAGGTCTGCTCCCTTGGCATCATCTGGTCATCTGCGTACTGACCATAACGCTGCTCATCTGCTGCCATACGCTGCTGATCTAATGCGTCCCTCTGGGCCATTGCTGTCATCATCTCTGGAGTCATGCCCAAGACACCTGACATACTGGTTGGATCGTACTGACCTTCCATTTCACCAGCTTGACTGTTAATAGCCGACATTAATCCAGCCGTTGCTAATGCTGGTTTTCCACCCTGTTTTAAAGTTTCTAAAACCTTTTCTGTGTAACCCATTACATTATCAACCCATTGCTGGTCTGCACGTTGATAAATGTTAGGATTCATCATGAACGAGCCTATTTGCTCATTCCTGTTAAATGGTGTGCCTGCTGTGTTTGTTTGTTTTGATAAATGGCCCATCATGTCAGAGAAATACACTTCTGGCGGTATGTTGAATACCTCATGACCGCGTGGATTATAACCTTCTATGCCATAGTCGTAGCTTTGATTGAATTTGTTTTGACCAAATGGGATGGTGTCAGCGCCTGCTACTGCGTCAAATATTGAGAATCCAGCAGTACCCTTATCAGAACCTTGTAGCTGTGGCTCAGTTATTGCGTTTACAATGGTTCCACGGTTAGGGATTCCGTACTGACGAAAATCCATCTGCCCCTTCTTAGAATTGCCTTTTGAAGCAGACACAGCCATGTAAGCCTTTCTTAAAGCGCCAGCGCCAGCTTGCGGGAAGTCTCCGCTACCAGTAAGTTGGGCAATAGCGTCAGGGTTTTGAATACCAACCCAGTTTGGGAATGGATCGCGTGTGTAACTCACCTTACCGTCACTGCTTACTTTCTTGCCACTACCACTACGAATAGCTTCATCAAACTGCTTAATAATCTTCTTAGGAATACCATCTAACTGCTGCGTTATACGCGCTGTTATTTCTGATAAAGGTGATGCAAAATTCATGGCAATGTCTGTCATCGGGGTATAAACGCCAGATATGTCAGTGTTGCCTGTCTTATTAGCTATCCAATCAAAGCCAGCCTGTTTCTTCTGAGCAGCATCTTCCATTGATGCCCAACCAAGCCGTTTAAGCTCGTCTTGTGGATCTACAACAGTATCCTTCATAGCTAGACCAAACATAGGGCCGCCATCCACTTTAACGCCATCCACTGAGTAACCAAACATTTCGTCTACTGTTTGCCCTACTACAGTTGTATCACCGCTTACAGGCGTTAGTATTCGGCCCTGTAGTGATTCTGGAGTAACTGTAGGTAATTCACCTACATCATTAACTGTTTTAACTGTACCGCTAGACTTTAATTTAGCTGCTTGTGCTTTCCTGAATGACTTATTACCAAGCGCCTGAACGTACAGATTCTTAGCTTTAGTAATCTGGCTCTTGTTAGCTATTGATTCTGCCTTTAAAAAGCCTGAGTCAATAAGGTTCCATAATTCCATGCCTTGTTCAGCGATCCAGTTTGGTGCGCCTGTAGCTTTAGCTGCGTCTAGGAACTTATCACCAACTGGTACTATTACATTATTCAACAGGCCCATCTACGCCTCCAATCTTAACGCAGTCATTACAAACACCGTACATATCATCAATAGTGTATAATGCGTCTACATGATTTCCACAAGCAGCACATTCAACCAAATCTTCATCAGTCATAGAAAACACCTCACAATAAACATTGCCAAATTATAGCACAACTAAGCCAAACCTTTAATACCCCTAATCAACGGGCCTTTATGCTTCTTGTTGCGCTTACCTAAGTCACCTGATGCAAACACCTGTGCCAACTGTCTAAGTGCGTCAGCAGCCTCTGAGTGACCTTCTGACTTATCGGGTATGGAAGTCCATCTGCTCTCACTGTTTGACCATTTACGCCTGTATGACTTTAGATGATCTAGCCCCTTGGCGCAGGTTACATCGTCAATGTACAGGTACGGGAACAGGTCTGCTGTCTGCTGTATTCCCCATAGCAATTCCTGTATGCGTGGCACTATGCGCCAGCTAGATGATGGCATAAGTTCTCTGAGCATCTGCTTTGGTGACTTGTTGTTGAGTTGGCCCTGTCTTTTATGATCCGCATCATGGGGCAAATAGTGCGTGTCAAAGACCAAATCAAGCGTCTGGAGCCATTTAACAGCGTGGCTGTATGGTTCGCCCCATGCTTCGTAGAAATGGATTAGACGCAGTTCTAGGCCGATTTGCTGGCATACCCACACAGCACACCCGTCTGACGACCCGATATCCCAAAAAGTTAAACATGGGTGAGTATCCACCACAGGCATTCTACCTATGCGTCCATCAGTGTAGGCTTGGTTGATTTCACGCAGCCAGAATGCACCTTCTGGATACTCTAAGAAGTCGCCTTCCCAGACATGACCGTAAGTGTCGGGCCTACGCTTTAGGTCTTCCTGACGCTCCTGCTCTAGCACTTTTGGGAACCAAGGATTATCCGACCAATTTACCCTAACCACGCGGCTGTTGTCTGGAGCCTCTAGCCGTAGTCTTTTATGCGTTGCGCTGTCCTTTGACTCTGGATTCCACGTTACCCACACCTCTGAGCCTTCTTCACGCACCGTGGGCATGAGTTTACGCCATGCCTCTTCTGATACGCCTTCAGCCTCATCTATCCATGCGAGTAAAATCTTGGCCTTAGATTTGATGCTGTCTAGGTTATGTCGTAGGCCAGCAAACACATACTTGATGCGTCCATCCCTTGATCTGATGTATCGCTCACCTATCTCGTAATAGTCATCTAGCCAATCAACTGAGCGTATAGCGGCCTTAACCTCTTCTAACGATGACTCTTCTAGCGAGTTAAGATGCTCACGCGCACATAGGATCTGACCTGATATGCCTGCTGTCCCATAGCGATAGCCCTCAACTGCGCTCATCAGACTAAAGCTGCGCGTCTTCCCACTACCCCTCCCTCCCCAAGATGCCCGTATCCTTGCCTCCCCTTGGAAGATCGGTACTAGCTTTGGTGGCAGTTCTATTTGTCCGACATTCATTAAACGTCAAATTCTTTAGCGACCAGTTCGATCTTAGACTTAGGAGCCATTGAGCCATCACTGCTGATCTGATCCACTATCGACTTCTCTGACAGGCCATGCTTGCCCATTAGTAACTTAACTAGGTTAGCGTTTAACTCACCGCCTAGCCCACCATCCATAGCCACTGTGAACTGTGTTAGTTTGACCTTTGCTAATATCTCCGAAAACTCATCATGCTTCTGCGCCCAATCGTAGAGCGTAGACTCACTGATATCTAGCTTTAGACACAAATCCTGATGGCTGGGAATTAGTCTGCTATAGGTACTGAGGTATGTATTAGCTTTGTCTAATAATTCAGGTGTGTACTTGGTTGGTCTTGCCATGATTGTCTCCGCATATGGGGTGGACGTAACTTAATGGTTTATTATACCACTAATTTTAGATAGTTTTCTATCGTTAAACCAAGCTGTATAGCCTCACGCATATCGTTAGCTGCCCTGCGAGCCTTGCATATCCTGCGAGCCTCATCAGTCATTCGTTGTTCATTACGCCTTACAATCGCTGCTGCCTCTGATTTAGAGTAGTACGTTGTCCGATAATGATGCTGACTATTCATCCTAGCAATCCGTTTAGGAACCATACCCAGCAGACTAAACCGATTACTGCGCCAATGCAACTTAGTGTGCGTGTGGTGTAGTCACGCTTAACCTTCTTGGTGACTAGCTGGCTTGATGCCAAATATTTATAATCTTTCATGTGACACTCCAAAGGGGCCGTAGCCCCTGTTATTATTTTTTATAGCAAAGGTTCTTTACCCAAAGAGCAGCTTCTTCTTTGGTGTGAAAGATCAACTCCTGCCACCCCGTTGCCCAGTTATGGATGTAAAGAAATCCATCAGCATTGTCTTTAGCCTTCGTTGCTACCCGTACAAAATTTAAAGTTTCCATTTTATTCTCCGCTCTGTTTCTGTTCCATTTCTGACCATGCCCTAAACAACAACTGTTGTAGCGTGGTAGACAGTTCCTTCAATTCAACCAATGAGCATTTGTCAACTAACGTATTTTCTTTTGGGTGATTCTTATTGTGGATAGCCAAACCTATTTCTGCCATCTGGTCATCACTGACATTCTTCTCAACGACAGGCTGATCAACACGCTCATCATTAGCGTAGGTCAAATCGTTTAAAAATGCCATCAGACCAACCTTGTCTGTTGGAACCTCAACCTGCTCATAAGAGCCTGATGCTTTAGCGTCTAGTTGAGTACCCGTCCATTCATTGTTTTTGCTAACGTAAAGTCTCATGCCACTTCTCCTTTATTAAATTCAATTTTAATTTTCATTTTACCACCTCATAATCCATGTTAGTTTTAACAGTAATTTTAATTGAAAAGCCGTAGTCAAAAGTATCTTCTTCTAAATTGTACTGTGGGAAGATTTTAATTAGTTTAACAAGGCCATCAGATTCAGCACATAAACTATCGTAATCTTCTAAAGCGTATTTTAAGCTAAAGGTCATACCTAAAGATGATCCACCTACTGTGACCATATAGCTTGGGTCTGTGCCGTAAAGTCCACCGTCAAATTCTGTGTAGTCAGTCATGTGATGCTCCGTTCTGGTTAGTTACTTAACTTACAACCAGTATAAACACTTCTGTGAAGAGTGCAACACTTTTGTTAACTATTTACGAGAATATTTCTACTTCTGTGTAAACCCGATTAGGGCCAGCGTGTATGTAGAACTTACCGCTATTTAAAGCACCCACTTCTGGACGGCTTTGTAGCCACTTAGCCACATCCTCATCATGCTTGTCTTTGGCGTGGTTCTTTAGGTCTGCTTGAAGGTCATAATATGTATAGCTGCTCATGTGATACTCCGTGGGGCCGAAGCCCCGTTCAGTTAATTAGAAGTTATAGTCATAAAAAGCGTAAGGTGATTGAGTTAGACCAAACCTAGATCCATTAGAAGTCCATGCCTCTGGGTTGTTCTTTTTGCGTCTAATGCGAATAACTGGGTTATTAGGTTCGCTTGCATAAGTTACTTTTTGATTGTGCTGATTTTCAGTGTGTGCAGAAAAACCGCCAGCGTACTGATTTAAGTGCGATATGTCATGCTTAGTAGCCATTTGCCTAACTTCAATAGTCTTATCACTAATAACTTTAACAATCTCAAAAGCGTGTACATCACTGTAGCAATACTCTGAAACGTGGGTAAAAGTCTTAACTTCTTCTACGATGCGAAATTCTGAGTTAGCTTGCAGGTTATCAATATGATCAATAATCTCCTGATCAAGATTGTCTCTAGCTAATTGCTTAACTATGTAAGCGTCCCAGCTAGCTTTCTTCTTGGCCATATTAGCTTCAGCTTCAGCACGATCAGTAGTCTCGTTTTTACGCGATTTAGTCCATCCCCAAACTCCCATTCCATCTGGTGAGTTAAATACTTTTTCTTCAAAGTTGTAATAAGTAGTAGTAATCATGTGATGCTCCGTTTGTTTATTAACTTAACTTATGGGTTATTATAAACAGTTCTGTACATAGTGCAACACTTTTGTTAACTAATATGTGATTTATTTTCAGGGTTTCCGAATTACCCTGAACTTCGTTCTGAATTTGTCATTGCAGCGTGACGCTCCCTAGCTAACTTGTAACGCTTGTAATCAGCTAATGATTGTTGCCTGCCACCACGCTTGTCAGCCTCATAGATCATCATGCACACTTTGTCAGTCTCTATAGTCGCTCGTTGCTCACGGCTAGGGCCAGCAGGTCTACTTGAGTCAGGTGGGAATAACTCACTGACGCTCACCCCAGCAGCCTCAACAATCTCCATTGCGTTAGCACCACAGGCGAAACAGTTAATCAGCACCTTGCCATCCGACAACTCTTTAATGCCCATGCTGGCAGTCTTGTCACCGTGAACTGGGCATAGAGCTATCCACTTGTTAGCCCCGTTAGACTTAACACCCTCTAGCATCGTTAATATCGCCTCTACGCTCATGCTGCAACTCCTTTGCTTTTAGCCCAGCGTATCTGGGTACTTGTTATGTAACTTCTAGTCTCGTCACTTATGCCATTAACCATATGGGGCTTAATAGCGTTAGGC